TTTCTATAACCTCTATCTATTAAATTTTCTATTACACTCCATCCAACATTAGCATTTTCTACTACTAATAAAGCATCATTATATTCAGTTGCAATTGAAAATAATATATTAGCGTAATCTTTTGTTTGTACTTGTGATTTAAATTCAGCTACTTGTTTAGCTTCAGCTACATCAAAAACATGAAACGCAGAATAATCTGTAGCATCTCCTCTAGCAACGTCGGCTATTACCATATATGATTTTGAATAATCAGGTAATTCCCAAATCCATAAATCTCCTCCTGCTCCTCTTCTTTCCATTGGTTCTGAAATGAAGGTAGATTCATAAAAGTTAAGTAAATCTGGTTCAATAACAGTATCCCCTGATGTACTGAAATTACAGTCACACTCTTGTGATGCGTGTCTTAGTCCTAAGATTTCATCTTGAGCATCTCTCCATACTTGATCTCGTTCAGGGTGAACGGTCCAAGGTAAAGATAATGGAACAAATTTATTTTCTCTAGCGTGTGCTTTAGTAAAGGATTTGTGAAACCAGTTACCTGTACCATAAGGTGTAGATAGGGCCAAACATTGACCCCCTGTAGCTAGGGTTTGTTGTGCTGAAGCAAAAATCTCATCAATACCTTCAATAAAAGCAGCCTCATCAATAATAAGAAAAGAAACGGCTTCTGAACGACCAGCATCCGCTGTAGCACCAACTGCTTTAATCTGTGATCCGTTAGTTAATTTAAGTGATAACTTATTATTCTCTGATGGTTTATCACTTGTTTTTAACCATTTAGGTAAGTTATCGTATCCAAAACGTACTTTAGTTACCATGTTTTTAGCAGTTTCCTGCTTAGTTGCAATACACAGTACGTTTTTATCTTTGTTAAATAACATTAACCATAAAGCATAAGCTGAGGCTAATGTTGATATACCTAACTGACGAGATTTATTGATAATTGTATACTCGTTCTTTTGTAGTTGGTGTAATACTTTTTCTTGGAATGGGAAAAGATTAAACTGGATTCTACCTCTTTGTGGGTGTTGAATCCAGTAATATTTTTTCATGAAGTACACAGGATCTTGGGCACATCTTACCCATTCTTGTTTTATCATTTCCTTTAAAGGAATAGGATTTTGTTCACTCATTGTAGTTTTTATATAACTATATAAAGGAGAAAAAAGCCTAACTTAAATGTTAGGCTGTCTTCTTTAAATTTTAATAATATTAGATACCTGCTTCTTTTCTTAAATCTTTTAATTTAGCAGTTGCTTCTTTAGCTTTAGCCATATCTTTAGGATCTTGACTTTTTAAAGCAGCTAATCCTAATTTTTTTACTGTAGCTTCAGCGTCTTTTATTTCTTGAGCTATATCTCTATCTTGTGATGGAGCTGCTGCTTTAGCAGTAGTAATTTTAATTGTATCAGCTTTAGGGGCTTTAGGAGCAGCGGGAGCTGCTGTTTCTTCACCTTTTTCACCTTTAGGACGACCTGTTCTAATAGCACTAGGTGATGAACCTGCATCTAAGAATTGAGCTAATGGACCATCTTTTTCTAATACCCCTCTAGTAGTTGGATTATTCCATGTCGCTACGTCTTTACCAGTTTCTTTAGCTAATTTTTGATAATCTACTTCTCCAGTATTTTCTAATGAATCTAAAGTGTTATAAAAGTTAGTTCCAGGTCTTAATTTAGATTTTACAGTTGCAATAACTTCTTTAGCTTGATCTTCCATACCTGGCTTAATTTTATAAAAAGTAGCCATTTCATCTAAAGTTTCAGCATCTTCATAAATTACTCTTTCTTTTTCACCTGTAAGTGGATTTACATTGTATATTTTATCAGCAAATCTTTCGTCTAATTCTTCTGTTTCTTCTTCACCTTTATCCATTTTAGGACGACCTGTTCTAACAGCTAATGGAGATGAACCAGCATTTAAATATTGTGCTAATGGACCATCTTTTTCTAATACACCTCTAGTTTCAGGTTTATTCCAAGTAGCAATATCTTTACCTGTTTCTTTAGCTAATTTTTTATAATCAACTTCACCTGTTTTCTCTAATGAGTCTAAGGTTTGGTAAAAAGCAGTACCTGGTCTTAATTTGGCTTTTACAGCCGCTATAGCTTCTTTAGCTTCATCTTCATCTACATCTGGTTTGATGCTGTAGAAAGACGCCATTTCATCTAAATTTTCTACTTCATCCATTTGGAAATTTTCAGATAATAAAAAATCTCTGTGTTTACGTAAATCAAAATTGTCGTTAAAGTTCATCTTATTTAATGTTTTTTAGTTTAATGTTTTGATATAAATATTATAAAGAAATGGTTTCTAATATCTGTTTAACACGTTGCTCAGTTGTACCTTTTATAGGGGTACAACATTTTAACCTATGAGTGTAAGTTTTAAGTAGTTGTCTAATAGTAAGATCAATTAATTCTCTATATTCAGCATTAGTTTCTCTTACACCATTATCCTCTATTTCTACTCCATCAGGAGCAATGTAGAAAATATAGTCATAATCTCCAATAAAATTACGAGCATACTCTTCATATGAAATTTTATCTGCTTGTTTTATTGATTTAGCAGCTTGTGTAAAAGCCATTACATCAATAACAGTTCTATCAGTAATAATATTTTCACACATTAATTCAGCACAACGTTCTGATAAAAATACAGTTTGACCTTTTAAGGTAGAATCAGTATTTAAAGGGATACCTAAATCTCTTAAATACTTGCTACGTTCAGTAGCAAAATGATAGTCTTTAAATTGTGGTAGCTCTTTTAAAGCATTAACTAATGTTGTTTTTCCGACACTTACTGTGCCACATAACCCTATTTTCATATTAAAATCTTGATGTTACTTGTGGATTCTTATCTGGTGGTACTCCATGTCTATCTCTACGCGCTTCTAACCATTCATCTTTAGTGTACTGGAAGCCATATAGGTAGTATTCGTCTTTTTTCTTTAATTCCTTAGCATATTTTAATGCTGGACCATCCCATGAGTGTAGTTTACCATCAAAGTAAATGATAGTTCTACCATCTGTAGAAGTTAATGTTCTTGATTTATAATCATTATTCGTAACATTTCCCATTTAAATTCTTATTTAGTGTATTCTATAAAAGATATAAAATCTTTAATAATTTCTTGTTTTACCGGTGATGCTTTTTTATAAGCTTCACTTAATATAATATTAATATCTGTGGTATCCAAGGATTCTGTAATAAGTTTTTTAAGAGGATTTAAAGCACTTTCAGCTAATAAACAATCAGCTGTTTCTCCATAATCTTCTAGATCATTTAAATACAAAGTTATATACTCTTGTAATCTACTTTGAGAAGTATTCATATAATATTTTTTTAACGTATTTAACTATTTCTTTAATACCTTTTATTTGTTGGTTTAACCATTTCATACGCTCACCCATACGCTTTCCAGCCATAGGAGTTTCTACATTTTTAGATGGAATAACATCAAGTAAAGGTTTCATGTATTCCGTTCCAGTTAAAAAAATAAAATGGTCAGTTTCAGGATGAATACCATGAGCTTTCATTTGTTTTATCACTTCTACACCCCAAGCATTTTTTTCATCTTTAGGCATTTCTTTAAGTGTTTTATCATATGGAGCTAGTACTTTAGTTAAAGGTACTAAATAATGTTTAGCAGATAAGATAAACATTTTATCGGGTTTAAGCGATTTACCGTACTCTAAAGTTTTTTTGAATGTAGGCGACGCGGAGTATAAGTCCTGCGCTTGAGACGGCTTATCTAATTTAGATTTAGTACAACTTAATAGTACAATAGTAGACATTTATAATGGTTTCTCTATAAATATTAAAAATTTTAAGAGAATTCATTAAACCATGTATCATCTACCCATTGAGATTTAATACTTTTCACTATTTGAAAGTACTTTTTCCAATTAATAGCTCCAATATCTTTAAAATGCTTATACTGTTTACCTACTCGATTATCATAGGCGTATCTTGATTTATGTGATAATGTAATTGATGGATGATTAACTTTAAGTTTCATCCCATTATAATCAACATAAACAATATCTCTTTTTTTAATATATTGACTATTAAAGAAATCTACAGTATATTCTATATAACCATTATCACCTGGTGGTGTTACATATTCTGTTGCATGTTTACGCAATTGCATTAATTCTTTTGTAACAAAATGTGATATAGGTTTAGTTTTAATAACTTTGTCTTCATCAGGATTAACTTGTATAAAATCATAATCACCATTAGAAATTACTAATTCTAAATTAAAAAAATCTTTAAGTGTAAGTAATTCTTCTTCAGTTAAGGGTTCAGTTAAACTAAAATCTATATCAGGTTTACGATTTTTAAAATCATAATCTATAACACCCATTACATATAATCCTAAACTACCTCCTAAAATTAATTTATCATTAATGCTAGTTAAAGCAAATATAATATCATCATATTTTTGAGGTAATGTTTTAACGTTACCCTTATCGGGATTGATAAATTCTTGTATTTTATTTAATATTCCTATTGGTGACATAACTTATTGAATTTTAATTTTAGTACCTGGTAATTATTCGTTTATTTTAGATTT